TGTACAAATATCTCGCAAAATAATTTTTAAGGTTGGTCAGAAAAACTAAATTCAAATAAAACAAAAGGGTGCATCTATGGAATATTATGGAATTCCTTATCTTAACGCAAAATTAATACAAAAAGAGCTGGGAGTTGGTAAGAGATACCGTTTTTATGAGATGAAAAACCAGGTGCTTGATTTTGGCATCTCAACTCCTCCAGAGCTAAAAGGATTTAAGGCTGTTCTTGGATGGTGTGCTAAAGGTGTTGATTCCTTGGCGGACAGACTGGATCTCTATGGATTCAAAGACGATGTTTTTGACCTGGATCAGATCTACTCCATGAATAACAAAGATATCCTGTTCAGCTCTGCCATGCTTGGAGCTCTGATTGCGTCCTGCTCATTTATTTACATCTCGCAGGATGAGACAGGATTCCCAAAGATGCAAGTCATTGACGGATATAACGCAACCGGAGTGATCGATGATACGACAGGAATGCTCAATGAAGGATATGCAATCCTGGAACGTGATCAGTTCGGTGCAATCGTAAGAAGTGCATATTTTACAAGAGAATACACAGCTTACTATGAGGGCGGAATGCTGGTTGAAACGAGAGAAAATCCAGCGCCTTATCCGCTGCTTGTGCCGATCGTGTTTAGGCCGGACGCAAGAAGGCCATTCGGTCACAGCAGGATCTCACGAGCTTGTATGTCGATTGTGTGCGGAGCGCTTAGAACTATTAAGAGATCAGAAATCTCAGCAGAGTTTTATTCATTCCCTCAGAGATACATCCAAGGTCTTGACCAGGACGCTGAGACGTTTGAAAAATGGTCCGCTGCTATGTCAGCAATGATGCAGTTCTCACTTAACGAAGATGGAACTGATCACATCAAAGTTGGCCAGTTCACGCAGCAGAGCATGACTCCTCACACGGATCAGCTCAGGATGTTTGCTTCTCTGTTTGCCGGAGAGGTAGGACTCACGCTTGATGATCTTGGATTCCCACAGAGCAATCCTTCAAGCAACGAAGCAATCCAGGCAAGTCATGAGAATTTGAGGCTGACTGCGACAGCAGCACAGAAGTCTTTCAGCGTTGGATTCATGAACGCTGGATATCTCGCAGCGTGCCTTCGTGATAATTATGCTTACACAAGAAGTCAGCTATCAGTGACAAAGCCGATCTGGCTTCCTCCGTTTAGAGCTGACGTTGGAATGCTGTCCGGAATAGGAGACGCAATTCAGAAGATCGGACAGAGCTTCCCTGAATACTTGACCGAAGAAAAAATTCTGGAAATAACCGGAATCTAAGGAGGATATATGATCACAAAATATAACACAGGACAGGCAGTTCTTATTCCTGCAACAATCAGAAGCGCTGAGGAGCGAAATGGTCAGATCATTTACAGAGTAGATGCAGAAATCTGGGAAGGAATTCCAGAGAATTCTGTCATAGTCGATGAGAATGCAGAAGCTCAGAAGGCAATGCAGACTTTCATGGATTCCCTGATGGGAAGAGATAGTGAGATGAGGAGATAAGCCGTCAAGGCATATCTTGGCATGACGCAAGTTGCAAATTGCGAGAGAGTTGTCCGCCAGCTCTCTTTTTTCATGCCTTAAATATGGTGGGGAAGGGCGGTGCTCAATTATGGCAACGGACGTTGTTCCGGCATTAAATGAAGCGATTCAAGCCTCTTTCAAAGGCTACGTTTTGAAAGACCGAAGAATTGCAACAATCTCGAAGAGGATTCGAGATGGCACAGCAACTTTTGTTGACGCTCATGATTATGCTGAAAGACTTGGCGAGAATCTCTCAAGAGCTCTTGTCAATAATCTGACAGCGGACAAGCTTCCGGATGGGAGGCTTTACTACAACATTGCACAGCGGACAGTTGTTCCTGGCTTGCAAGAAAATTATGATCTCGCAAATGTTGCTGCTTCAGATATCCAGGATATTATTTTTGCAAGTGAAGGAATCGGCATCAAAGCAGCAAAAGCTGACTTTCCGGAGGAGCGCATTCAGGGACTCATCGACAAAATGACAGCTGAAGGAATCACTCTCGAAAGAGCAATAATTTGGCTGCAAGAGCCAATCATCAACAACAGTGAGGCTTTTGTTGACGATTTCATAAAAGAGAATGCAAAGCAGGCTGAGAACGTTGGCCTAAAGGCTACGCTCACAAGAATTGCTGATCCTGGATGCTGTGAATGGTGCTCTAAGCTTGCCGGAGTATATGAATATGGCAAAGCGCCTCGTGACATATACAGAAGGCATGAATTTTGCAGATGCACTGTGACATATCAAGCAAAAAAGACTTCTCAAAATGTTTGGAGTAAAAAGCAATGGCAAAGCTCTCCTGAAGAGCTGGCTCGAAGAGAGCAGATTGGCCAGACTGCAAAAAAGACTCCGACTGAGATGATCCAGCAAGCAGATCAGCTGTATCAGGATGCATTGCTTCAAGGTGCATCCAACAGAAGAAAAGCAGCACAAAAGATCAGGAAGATGACTCCTGAAGAAAGACTTCAAAAGCTCAAAGAGCTTGAAGAATCGAGGGAAAAGCGAGGGTAAAAGATGAGGATTGACAATCAAAATCCCTCTTTTACCAGCGTTAAAAAATTTGGTCCTAAAAATACTCATGGGACCAGAGCAATAAAACTTTATAGGACCACAGGGCAGGAGCTTTTTGTTTGGCAGCAAAGGCAGATAAGAGCAATTGAAGCCTTCAACAAGGATAAGCAATGGCTGCATATGAATTATTGTATATGCGTAAGCCGAAGGAATGGAAAAGGCGAAATCCTTGCAGCCAGAGAGCTTGATGGTCTAATAAACTTGAAAGAAAAAATCTGCCATACAGCCCACAGGACCACAACTTCTCACGATGCTTTTGTGAGGCTCTACACACTTCTTAAAAAAGCAGGCTACAAAGAGCATTCACGAAAAAAGAAGGCCATGCCGGAGAAGTCATTCTTTGCTTCTAAGCAATACGGCCTAGAACATATTGAAGTCAGTGGCGGTGGAATAATTGACTTTAGGACCAGAACAGACAACGGAGGCCTTGGAGAAGGCTTTGACCTTCTTGTGATAGACGAAGCACAGGAATACACGTCCAAACAAGAATCTGCACTTCAATATACAGTGTCAGCATCCAAGAATCCACAGATCATCATGGTCGGCACTCCGCCAACAGTCTCATCCGGTGGCGATGTGTTCGTCAGAATCCGTGGGATGGTCCTGGAAGGAAAAGCCTATGAAACAGGGTGGGCTGAGTGGTCAACTCCGGAATTTGTTCCAGCCGAGAGAATCAATGATCCTGCGATATGGAAAAGATACAATCCGAGTTATGGCCAGAATCTGAATGCAAGAAAGATTCGGAATGAGCTTTCCGGAGATCTTCTCGATTTCAATATTCAGAGACTTGGATTTTGGGTGTCCTACAATCAGAAATCCTGCATCAGTGAGGAAGAGTGGAAGGCGGTCAAGGTCGATAAGACTCCGAAGCTTAAAGAAGGCCGATACATTGGAATCAAATACGGACGCAACGGAGTCAATGCAGCAATGTCGATTGCAGCAAAAACTGAGGACGGAAAGATATTTGTTGAATCAATTGACTGTGTCTCAGTAAGAGCCGGAAATGGATGGATGTTTGACTATTTGAACATGGCCAAACTCCAAAAAGTTGCAATTGATGGAGCAAGCGGACAGCAGATCTTGGCTGATGATATGAAAGAGCGAAAATGTAAGATCAAGCCAATTCTTCCATCAGTAGGCGAGATCATAGCAGCCAATTCCATGTTTGAACAGGCGCTCTTTTCTGAGAAGATCTGTCACACTGGACAGGAATCCCTGGCTAATGTTGTGACAAACTGCGAAAAGAGACTGATCGGCTCTAAGGGCGGATTTGGTTACAGCTCACTTGTAGACACACAGGACATTGCTCTGATGGATTCAATGATTCTTGCGTATTGGCTGGCAGCAACGACTAAAGAAGTAAGAACTAAACAAAAGATAAGCATTTAAAAGCATTCAGAAGTGAATGCTTTTTTATGTATAAAAAATTTGACGTTACTCAACGGTAAAAGAGGAGGAAACAACACAATGAGCGAATTTAAGGCAATTGAGACACAGGAAGAATTTGACAAGGCGATTAAGGCAAGACTTGCCCAGAAGGACAGAGAACTTGCTGAGCAGTACAAAGATTATTTGAGTCCGGATGATGTGAAGGCCATGAAGGCCGACTATGAAAAGCAGCTTCAGGATGCAAATAAGCTTGTCGAGGATGCAAAAAAGAACCTTGCAGATCACGAAAAAATCGTCTCTGAGCTCACAACAAGAGCAACTACAGCAGAGACTTCTCTGCTTAAGACAAAAGTTGCTCACGCTAATAAGCTTCCGCTTGAGCTTGCGGACAGGCTTATCGGCTCAAATGAAGAAGAACTTAAGAAGGACGCTGAAAGTCTTGCATCACTTCTTAAGCCTGGCAGTCCAGCGCCTCTTAGAACTACAGAGACAGGTGCAGGAACTCCAGGAGGTAACGGAAACAATAACGCTGCATTCTTGGGATTGCTCAACAATCTTACAGAGCAGCTAAATTCATGAAAAGGAGATAGTTATGGGTAACGTTTTAACAAAAGGCACATTATTCCCAACAGAGCTGACAAATCAGCTTTTCTCAAAGGTAAGAGGAAAATCTTCTCTTGCAAGACTTGCTGCATCTGAGCCAATTCCTTTTAATGGCCAGACAGCTTTCGTTTTTGACTTCGATAACGAAGTTAATCTCGTGGGCGAAAACGCTGCAAAGGCAAACGGAGGCGCAACAATCGCTCCTGTTTCAATGAATCCTGTCAAAGTTGAATACGGCATGAGAATCTCTGACGAATTCAGATATGCAGCTGAAGAAGTTCAGCTTCAGTATTTGACAGCTTTTGCTGATGGCTTCGCTAAGAAGGTTGCAAGAGGTCTTGATATCATGGCTATGCATGGCCTTAACCCAAGAACAGGTCTGAAGGCTGACGTTCTGACAAACAAGAACTTCGATGATCTTGTTTCTCAGACAGTTGCTTATGACGCAACAGATGCAGCTGACAATGTATCAGCAGCAATCAACCTGATCACAAGTCAGGAGCATGAAGTCACTGGAATGGCAATGAGCCCAACATTTAAGTCAGCTCTTGCTAATCTCAAGAAGGGACAGACATCATATGAGCCTCTGTTCCCTGAGCTTGGATGGGGTAATGAGGTAGAAGTTCTCAACGGCCTTCCAGTCAGCTCAAATTCAACAGTAAGCTTTGGCGGAAACGCTGACAGAGCTATCGTTGGAAATTATGCTGATTTCTTCAAGTGGGGCTTTGCAAGAGAGCTTCCTATCGAGATCATCGAATATGGCGATCCTGACAACACAGGAGTTGACCTTAAAGGCCATAACCAGGTTTATGTTCGTGGCGAAGCTTATATCGGATGGGGAATCATCCTTCCTGAGACATTTGCAAGAATCGTTGCAAACGCTTCAGCATGATCATTTTAAAGTGGAGGCTCTATGAAGTATAGAAATATAGTCACAGGGCTTGAATTTGAGTCTAAGAGCGAGATTCATTGCAAAGATCTGATCATTGTCGATGAATCTCCGAAGGCTCAGCCGGTGGAAGATCTTCCTGAAGAGAAGCCTCTCCAGGAAGAAAAGCCAAAGGCAAAAAAGCCCACAAAAAAGCCGTTAAAGAAGGGAACAAAGAAATGAGCAATCAAGCTTTTGCAACAGTTGAAGATATACAGACTCTATGGAGAGCGCTGACAGCTGCTGAGCAGTCAAGAGCAGAAGCTCTGCTTCCGCTTGTCTCGGATGAGCTCAGGGTTCTTGCGAAGAGAGCCGGCAAAGACATCGACCAGATGATTGCTGACGATACTGCATATGAGAGCGTGGTCAAGGTGGTCACTGTTGACGTAGTTGCAAGAATTTTAAGACAGTCAACAGAGGGAGACGCAATGACACAGGAATCGCAGTCAGCTCTGGGATATTCCTGGAGTGGGACTTATGCTGTTGCAGGCGGTGGCATTGCAAATTCAATCCTGAAGAACGACCTTAAGAAGCTTGGGCTTTTGAGTCAGCAGATAGGAGCTGCATATCTATGGCAAAAATCAGCGGAATCACAATAACTTTATACGAGGAGCAGGAGACAGGCAAAGATCCCTTCGGGAATCCGATTCTGAGAAAAGTTCCTGTTGAGGTCGAAAATGTTCTCATAGGAGAGCCTTCGACTGACGAAGTCACTTCATCGACAAGCCTTTACGGCAAGCATATCTCGTATATGCTGGGGATTCCTAAAGGCGATACTCATGACTGGATGAACAAGGATGTTGAATGGATTGACGCTTATGGGCTTACTCATAAATGTGTCACATTTGGCTATCCGATCACAGGAATTGAGGCAAATATTCCTTCTCAGATTCCCTGGCATATGAAAGTAAGGTGTGAAGAATATGGCTAAAGTCAAATTTCAGCTGAATAGGTCAGGAGTCAGAGAGCTCCTGAAGTCTAACGAAATGATGAACGTTTGCCAGAGCTATGCAAACAGCGCCTTGAGCAGGCTTGGCTCAGGTTACGAAGTGACAACTTACTCCGGAAAGAATCGTGTTAATGCAGAAGTTGCAGCTGTGACATATGCAGCACGCAAAGAAAACGCAGAAAACAATTCAATATTAAAGGCGGTGCAAGGATGATAGAAGTAATTTTGCAGGTTTTTTTGTCGAGCAAATTGAGCGCTCCTGTTCTCACAGAAAAGCCCAAAAATCCGACTGTTCCATATTATCTGATTGAAAAAACAGGAGGCTCAGTCAAGAATCACATCGAGAGATCCACAGTTACTATACAGAGCTATGGAGATAGCTTATATAATGCAGCTTTGCTAAATGAGTTATTGAAAGAGCAGATGATAGGTCCTGAAGGGATCATTCTTCTCGATGAGATCGTAAGCGTGGATCTGAATAGTGATTACAACTATACAGATGGCAAAGAAAAATCTTACAGATATCAGGCTGTGTTTGATATCTGCCACTATTAAGGAGGCAAAAGATGAATAATGCTAGTAATGTAAGCGCTGGCAAGCCTAAGCCAACCGGAGCGATTCACGTTGCTCCTGTAGGCACTCCTCTTCCAACAAGCACTGTTGAAGAGCTGAATGCAGCGTTCAAAGATCTTGGCTATTGCTCAGACGATGGACTGACAAATTCAACAAATCTGGAAGTCCAGAAGATAAAAGCCTGGGGAGGAGACACAGTTCTCATCATTCAGACTTCAAAAGAAGATACATACAAATTCAAACTTATTGAAGTTAAGAACGTTGATGTTCTGAAGTTTGTGTATGGATCTGATAATGTCACAGGCGATCTTGCGACAGGCATCGTGATCAAAGCCAACAACAATGAAGTTCCACAGGTTTCAATGGTCATTGATATGATCATGAGCGATTCTACAGCAAAAAGAATCGTTCTGCCTACAATCTCAATTTCTGAGGTAGGCGATATCGAATATGGAGACGAGGATGCAGTCGGCTATGAAACAACAGTTGATTGTATTCCAGATTCTGAAGGCAATACTCACTATGAGTATATGCTGAAAGCAAGCACTCCATCAGCTTAAGGAGGATTCTATGAAAATACATACAAAGAGCGGATTTGTATGTGAAGTCGATGAGGATAGAGCAAACGACTGGAGATTTGTCAAAGCTCTGGCGGACTGCGACTCCGGAGATGAATCAAGAGTATTAAGAGGCATGGCTTTCGCCGTGCCTTTTATTCTTGGAGATGACGGCGAAAGCAAGCTCATGGACCATGTCACAGATGAAAAGGGATTAATCGGATCGGACAGGATCATGAAGGAATTCAGAGAAGTCTTGTCTCTGATCGGAGAAAAGCAAAAAAAATCATCATCCTCTCAAGCATGATAGCACTTGATGAGGATGCTCTAATATGTGATTTTGCTGAGACTTATCACATTTATGACCTTTATCGACTGCCTGCGGATTATGCAGCAATTCTTGCCTGCGGACTTCGAGAGGGTTCACGAATCAGAATGAAACAAGCTGGTCTGAGAGTAGACCTAAAAGAGCTACTCTTGGCCAGAATTGTTGACAATACTGCTATCAATGTCTATGCAAAGACAAAAGACGCTAAAAAAGGAAAAAATTATCCGAAGTCCATCACAAAGACGCTGACGGAGCAATATGATCCATCAAAGCACGCTATGCAATTTGAGACAGGAGCGGATTTTGACAAAAAATGGAGGGAACTCAATGGCCACTGAATTAGGAAAAGCTTTCGTCCAGATAGTTCCATCTGCCCAGGGAATAAGCGGATCTATATCCAGTGCTCTCGGAGGAGAAGCCACAAGCGCAGGAAGATCAGCAGGCCTTAACATTGCAAGTGCAATCAAAGGAGTCATTGCAGCAGCCGGAATCGGAACGGCAATCAAGTCATCTCTTGAAGCTGGTGGAGATCTTCAGCAGTCTTTTGGCGGTCTTGATACGCTCTACGGAGAAGCAGCCGAAGCTGCCAAGAATTATGCAGCCGAAGCTTATAAGGCTGGCATAAATGCCAATTCTTATGCTGAGCAGGCTGTTTCATTTGGAGCATCACTGAAGCAGGCCTTCGGAGGCGATACAGTTGCAGCAGCCGAAGCTGCCAACACTGCAATCATGGATATGGCTGACAATAGCGCCAAAATGGGCACAGATATCACGTCAATTCAAACAACTTACCAGGGCTTTGCAAAGCAGAACTATACCATGCTGGATAACTTGAAGCTTGGCTATGGTGGGACAAAGACGGAGATGGAGAGGCTTTTGGCTGATGCGCAGGAGCTCTCCGGAGTAGAATACAACATTGACAACCTTGGAGACGTATATGCAGCAATCCATGTCATTCAGGAAGATCTTGGATTGACAGGAGTTGCAGCAGAAGAAGCTTCCGGAACATTCACAGGATCACTTGCAGCCATGAAAGCAGCAGGAACGAATCTTCTTGCAGATCTATCACTTGGCAACGATATTCAGCCAGCACTTGCAGCTCTGGGAGTGACAGTTCAGAACTTCGTTCTAAACAATCTTTTTCCTATGCTGGGAAATATTTTGCAAGGAATTCCGGATCTGTTGAGCGGATTGAGCAGCACTATTATTGGCGCTCTCAATATTATGAATAATAATCCTGAAGCAATTGTCCAGACAGGAATCGACATTGTGGTTGGACTTGTCGAGGCGATAGTTGAAGCCTTGCCATACCTGGCAGAAGCAGCGGTCAATCTCGCCTTGGCTCTCGGAAATGCTCTGATCAATACAGACTGGGTTTCAATTGGCACAAGCCTCATTGAATCACTCAGATCATCAATTGACACAGCAGCAGGAGAGATTCTTGGAACAGATACAATGACTATTGATGGATTCTTGTCCGGAATCACAGCAGCTCTTCCTGGCATCCTGTCAAAAGGAGTAGAAATAATCTCGAATCTTGCGAACGGAATTTTGCAGAATCTGCCTCAGCTGATTACAACAGCAGGCTCGCTGATTAGTCAATTTGCTTCTTTTGTGATGCAAAATTATCCGACCATATTGCAGGCAGGAGCTAATCTCTTGTTGAATCTGGTCAATGGAATTGTGAGCAATCTGCCTCAGATTGTGTCAAGTGTGATCCAGGTTATAGGCAAATTCACATCAACTATTCTTTCAAACCTGCCTCAGATCCTTCAGCAAGGAATTTTGATCATTGGCAAATTGGCCGCTGGTCTGATCCAGGCTATTCCGCAAGTTGTAGCTGCCATTCCTCAGATCATCAATTCCATTAAGAATGCATTTACTAGCGTTGACTGGGGATCAGTTGGTCGAAATCTTATCCAGGGAATTGCAAACGGACTTGCCGGAGCAGCTTCTCTGATCGTGGATGCAGCCAAAAATGCAGCACAATCAGCTTTTAATGCTGCGAAATCATTCCTGGGAATCAATTCTCCTGCAACAAAAGGAATCTGGCTGGGAGATATGTATGACGAAGGTGTTGCTTTAGGTATCAAAGACAATGCCGGAGAAATTACAAAAGCCACAAATAGCATGATGGATGATGCTTTTGGAGCGCTCACAGCTCCACAGGCTCAATTTGATTTTGGCTCAGATCAGAGCTCATCCGGTCAGCTGGTCCTTAACATGACCATAAACGGAGCAGAAGGACAGGACATCAATGCTCTGGCTGAAATCATTCAGAATAAGATCAATAACGCAGTAAGATCAAAGGAGCTTGCTTATGCTTAGAAATGATTATTTTACATTCGGAGACGTGGATTCAAGATCATACGCTGTCGGAATCTATGGAGATAAGCTTGCAGAAGCTCCTGAGAGAGACGAGGAATTTGTACCTGTCCCAGGCAGGAACGGAGATCTTATCCTGGATAATGGGCGCTATAAGAATCAGACAGTTCCTTATAAAGCTTATATCATTGATAAGTACAATGCTAACGTCAAAGGCCTCAGAAATGCTCTTTTGAGTCAAAAAGGATATCAGAGATTGCAAGATTCAATCAATCCTGAAGAATTCAGGCTAGGAAAAGCGCTGCCTTTTGACGTTGATGAGTATGGAATTCTTAGAGCCGGAGAATTCACGCTTCAATTCAATTGCAAGCCTCAGAAATTCCTGACCATAGGAGAAGAAGTGATCACTTTGACTTCAAATTCTTCAATCTACAGTGATTTTGCTGAAGAAGCAAAGCCACTGATCAGAGCCTATGGAACAGGAAGCTTCTCAATCGGTGGAGTGACCATTCAGATCACTTCAGCGAATGGCTATACAGATATTGATTGCGATCTTGAAGAGGCCTACAAGGACAGCCTTGCGACAGATTGCAATGCAAACATAGTGCTCACTGATGATGTTTTTCCAACTCTGAAATATGGAGAAAATCAGATCACTATGACAGGAATCACAAAGCTTGAGATCACTCCGAGATGGTGGATCTTGTAGGAGGAAATATGAAGCCAGTTCTATTTGACGAAGATTCAACTTCATTCAGCTCCAATGGACTTGGAAGGCTCGATCCGATATCCTGCGAGGTCACAGAGGAAAGAAATGGAGTCTTTGAGCTTGAAATGGAAATAGCTCAGACTTCGCTCCATGCTGATCAGATAGGGATGAATTCAATTATTCTTGCAAAGCCTAACCAAACAGCGGATTTGCAAGCATTCAGAGTCTACAATATCACTAAGCCTATAAATGGACGCTTTACAGTCACAGCGAATCATATTTCTTACCAGCTGTCATATATTCCAGCAATGCCTTTTACGATTGCAGCAGATACTACAGCTTGCAAGAGTGCGCTTTTGGCATTAAAGAGCAATGCTGCTGAAAGCTGTCCTTTTACCTTCGACACGGACGTTCAGACAGTGGCAAGCTTCACTGTCAAAGTTCCTGCTTCGATCAGGTCAAAGCTTGGAGGCTCAGATGGCTCGATTCTTGATCAGTTTGGAGGAGAGTTTGAATTCAATAATTACTCTGTATATCTGCATAAGAACAGAGGCCTGACAATTCCAAAAGTAAGCCTCAGATATGGCAAAAATATCACTGATCTGACACAGGAGGAATATATAACAAACACTGTGACAGGAGTTGTGCCATTCTGGACAGATACAGACGGAATCAATGTCGTGACGCTTCCGGAGAAAAGCGTTGACAGCCAATATGCTGCCAATTATCCATTCAAGCGCACAGTTCCGCTTGACTGCTCACAGGCTTTTGAGAATGCTCCATCTCAGTCTGATCTAAGGACCTATGCGCAGGCCTATGTGAATCAGAGCGGAATCGGAGTGCCGACAGTATCAATCAAAGTCTCATTCGTTAATATAAGCGATTATGAAGGATTTGAAAGCCTTCAGACTGTGAGCCTGTGTGATAACGTCAATGTCTACTTTGAAAAGCTGGACATTAAGACAACTTCAAAAGTTGTCAAAACTGTGTTCAATGTGCTCACGGAACGCTATGAGTCCATCGAGATCGGCACAATCAAGCCATCTCTAGCACAGACAATCACAGACACAAACGGAGCTATCACTACAGCGCTGGAGAAGGCAAATTATAACGTAAGAAATGCAACAGCCTGGCTGACCGGCTCAAATGGTTATGTCATGGCTGTTAAAAATAGTGATGGAACATGGAAAGAGCTCCTGTTCCTAGATACAAACGATGCAGCCACAGCTCATAACGTCCTGAGAATCAATGAAAATGGAATCGGCTTCTCATCGACAGGAGTTGAGGGACCTTATACACAGGCCTGGACGCTTGACGGAAAGCTCGTTGTTGGTGGAACGAGCGTCCCAAGTTTTACTGTTTACGATGCTGATGGG